TGGGTAACATTTAGTATGTGATCTGAATAAACGCTGTCCCACTTAGCTACCTCGTGCTCGTTTACTTGAAGCCACTCTCCGTCAACTAAACCTTGGCGAATGTTTTTTAAAGAAAAGCTATTCATCTTATTCTTTTTGCTGACTAGAAAAACAAGGTCTTTACTTCTAGTGTTTTCTGTAAGTAAAAATATGGCACCGTTTTTATGCTTGATGTAATTGTCTACCCTATCTCTTGCTGATTTTTCTTCAGTTATATTTTCGTTAGCTTTTTTCATGGATTAAATATTATCTAAAAATTTATGTAGTGCTTTGTTCCATCTGGCATCATCTAAAGCGTTGTGTTCGTTGGTTTGTTTCGGGTAACCATCAAATTCTTTTATTTGCACTACGTTAATGTTTCCGTGATTTTTAATTAATTCACTTTGTTTTTCGTCTAATATTTGCTTCAAATCCCGACAATACCACGGAAAGCCTTTCGGCAAATCAATCATCTTTCCAAAAATCCAACAGAAAACAACCCAATCGTAGTCCGCGTAGTAAGCGTAGAATTCTGGCTTATCCCAAATCTCATTTTTATTTTCAGAATAATTTCTAGTAAATGAAACTATCTCCTCAGCTATTTCATTATTGGTTTTGCCGTATTTGTTGATGAGTGCTTTAAAGTTTTTGTAGGTAAAATCATTTCCGCAAACAGGAATACAATCTTTAGATACATTAAATAGAAATTGTCTTTCATAAGAGTCAAAAACTTCATTAGATTCTTTTAAAATAAGTTCATCAAAAATTGGCTTCAATACATTTCCCCGAATCCAGTAGACTTTCTTTTGATTTGGAAGGCAACCTATTCTTGCGCCAACTTTATTATCAGGTTCTAGTTGATACCTATTCCAAGCTTCTTTAAGATTAAAGTCTTTGGATATTTCGTAGTATTCTCGTCCGTCTTCCGCAACAATTCCAATAGAAATTAAATCAATTGTCGGCTTGGTGTTTGCATAATGAATACCTAAAAATCTTCTTCGTTGTGGGCCTTCAATAAATTCGGTATCTAAGTAGTACTTCATCTTAGTTTCTTTTGTTTGATATGTTATGTAACAGGAATGACAAAAAAATAAATCACTCTCACCTAATCGAATGCCACCCTCTGAGTCAATAGTATTTTCGCAGTAGTGGCATTGCATTAATTTATCTATTTAGTATTCACCGCCTTGCCTTCAACCGCTTTTCGAACGTTGGCGTGGTAATATTTACCAACGCTTTCTGACGCCATCAATTCAGCATGAGTTTCTTTCTTTACCGGGTTGTAAGAATATACCTTCTCTCCATTTTTGAATTTGACATACAAAGTTTCTGAAGGACCGTCATAAGCAATCTCCTTTATCTGGGAACTCTTTACTGACTTGAATATTAGTTTAGGTGTTGTCTCCATGGTCCAATTGATTTATTTGGCTTGAATTAGATTCGTAATGAAAATTAGGAATGTGTTTTTCGAATTCTATCTTGTGATCTGTGTCAACTAAAAAAAACTCTTTATCAGAGTTGGAAGAAAAATTCCTGAGCACGTCAATATTTATTTTCAATGCAAGAACAATATTGGATAGCTCATTATAGCTAGAGTTGTCTTGATGCATTTTAATAAGCTTATCGATGTTTAGAAATATAGCCTGAGTAGTGTTGATTTTGTTTATACTAGGCTCACTCATTGGCTGTTTATGAACAAAGCTAGAGCAAAGATTCTCCCATAAGTCCTCTACTGTAATGCTCCTAGAGCTGTTTTCTTTTCCAAAGCCATCATCATACATAAAATGCCTAATAGACTCCTCAGCTCGTTTGCTATCATTAAATCCAGAGGCCATAACACTTATCATGCAATCCACTAAACTTCCGTTGTTGTACATTGAACCCTCTTCTAATCCCAATACCTTAGCTAGTGATTTTGAATGAAGCTCATCATACTTGTATTGAGCTTCCAAAGCATTCATAATCTTAATAAAATTGTGTTTAGTCATGCGTCTTTAAAATTAAGTTGTTGCTTCATTAAAGTTGAATTCCTCTAATTTTTGTCTTTTACTTTTTTCTATCCTATCTTGAGCTATATTAAAATAGGTTTCGTCCTTTTCAATACCTATTCCGTTTCGATTTAGATTATTACAAGCTATCATAGTTGTTCCGCTTCCCATCGTAAAATCTAAAACCGTTTCGCCTTCGTTGGTATAAGTTTTTATCAAATACTCCATTAATAAAACAGGTTTTTGTGTTGGGTGTAGGTTTGGTGTTTGTACATTGGAATATTTATGAATAGATTTAGGGTAAAACAAACCGCCATTACCTTCGTGGATATAATCTTTTTTTTCCCCAGTATTACCTAAAGTTCCTTTACTTCTATCTGTATTACTTCTTTGTATTTTTTTTCCTGTAAAAACTCCATCGCTATGCATTATTGGGTTAAATGAAGGCAGTTTTTTATAAAATATAATTATATCCTCGTGCCATTTCATAAACATTTTTTTTGCATTCATTACGTTTGTTGGTCGTGTTTTTTCCCATACTAAACACTGTCTGTACATTTTTGGGTTACTCATAATTAAAGCACTAGTAAAAGGTTGTGAAGCAAACAAAACTATTGCTCCATTAGGTTTTATAATTCTATTCAACTGCTCCCACATAGGCTGAAAAGGAATAACAGAATCCCACTTGCATTGAGTCGTACCGTATGGTGGGTCTGTAATTATAGCATCAATACTATTATCTTCAATGGTTGACATTACTTCTAAACAGTCTCCTAATCTTAAATCTATAGTGCTATTAAGTTTTTCGTCTTGCATTCCTTAAGTTATGTGTTTCCGTTTGATTAAGTATAAATCCAATACAAATTTAGTATAAGTTTTTAAAAATACAGTATCAAAACCTACTTTTTATTATCCGTCACATACTTAGGAGCTTTTAAACTGTAAAATTTATTGACATACCTCGGATTTAAAATAAACCATCTAGAGTCTAAAGTAGCTACCAAATATCCCAATTCCATAAATTTTCTAATAGCCTCACAAAATACTGGCCTACTACATATCTCACCATACTCATTAGAAACTAAATGAACACACCCACTATTGAATACATTGTCACTTCGCTTTACTCTAGAAATAATCGCCACCATCAACTTAACCTCACTACCACTGCACTCTAACACCAATCCCTCCATCAAAAGATTACTCATTCCAAACTTACCAGCATTGCTACTATACTTGTAACGCCACTTAATACCATCATACACCCTATGCCTTTTATCCAGAAAATAATTCTCTATCATATCCATGCATTTTTTTTTCATAATCCAAATATTATACGTAAGCAAAATCAGTTCCTAGATGTAAATTAAATTGACAGTTAGTGCATTTCAATATTCATAAGTGTAAAATAAATTGACAGTTATGACTTTGGTTAACTGACTGTAAATCAATTAATCACAATCTTTTTACTGGGCTGAGAAGCATTTCAATATATATTAGTACTATGAAGAGCCTGGTTTTATGCGTTTCTTATCCCCGTACAAAGAAAATATAAATATGTTACACTACCAAAATTTGTGTATAAAGTGCTTATACGGTAAAGTTGTGGGGATGGAATACTATATATGGCGAGTCGGGCGCGTGAAGGAAAACGGGAATATTTGACCCACGGGGCCTGATCCTACTATTGAAAATTGTGAGATTTTCAGCTTTTTTAGGCTAAACTATTTTTGAAATCGTGGCCATAACTCATTCTTAATCTCCATAGGGTAACACATTAAACCTTGTGAACCCCTACTAACGCTAGGAAAACATAAACTTTAAACCTAATTTTCCCGACATTATCCCGACAATATCAAAACCCCTGGTTAACCGTCGAGATCTCGCCAACGAATAAATAAGGACCTAAACCAAGTTTGAAAAACTCTTGAAGGTCGAAAGTTTACACGCTTTCACGAGGTCCGGCCATCGGTTCAAACCCTCAACCCTTCCCCTCCTTCACCTTAAAATTATTTCACCCCTTATATCTTAATATTTATATCATTATTATATTTTCATTTAATTTTATAAAAATAACCCCTCGTTAACCCCTATAAACAGTACGTTATAAGAAAAACTTATAATTTAACTCTAAAAATGTGCAAAATTCCAATGAGTTATACTATTGTTATACCATTTATAGTGTGTACATTTGTCCACATGATAGAAAGAACCCTTTGTTTATAGGGTATGAGGTCCAGTAAGTTCATTGACATATTTATTTAATTCTGAGTTAGGGCGGTCTTAAGCTGTGATGTACTACGATACATTAATAAAACGGTTATAGGCTTAGACTTATAAGGAATTAGATAAGACTTAATACAAGCTTACATGACGTGGTGAACATTCATGTAAGTTCCTAACTTTTAAATACATTAAACACTATGAAAAGAGGCCCAAACGCATCAAATAAGAATTTTATTAAAACTCCTTCAGGATATACCCACACACCAACGGGCGCAACTCTTGAAATATACCTAAGCAAAGGAGAGGAGGACGATCAAAGAGAGATATTAAAGCATAATTTATACTATGTTTTAGACTTTGACGGAAATAAGATTTCGTGCGATTATGAAGACTATGAGCAAGGCAAACACGCAATTTTGGATCATTACGAAATTGAGGAGTAAAAGAAAACCAACGGGAAACAATAACAACCATTTTAAAACTTAAACACATGAATTATTTCAAGGACTGCAAAAAATTAGACGAAGCCAAAACACTATTTAGAAAGCTGTGTTTAAAGCTTCACCCGGACACGGGAGGAACAAACAAAGACTTTATTTATATGTTTAATCAGTTCAAGAGCTTCAGACCATTAGAAGGATTTGAGGAACCTTTCAACGCTGAAAAATTCTATAATAACGAGGTCAAAGCATTTGATATTTTGGACGATGTGAAGGTAAGCTTTGTTGGTTCCTTCATATGGTTAGAAGACAATGAAAAAGGAGCCACATACAGACAGAAGGATGTAATTAGTTCAATGACGATTCAAGGCAAGAATAAAGCCCGCTTTGCTAGACTAAAGAAAGTTTGGTATTTCTCCCCTGAAGGCTACAAGCAAAAGGCAAAAAGTGGAAAGAGTTTGGCCCAAATAAAAAGCAAGTACGGAAGTAAAGAATACGCGACCAAAGGCAAACAGTTAGTTTCTTAAATACATAAACCCCAAAAAAAAAGCTGTGATTTATTGGTTTAGATCACGGCAACTAATTTTAAAACCCTTTTCACAATGTCAAATCTAATGAGCACTAAACGCAATGTTTACACTTTGAAATTTAATAGCAGTCCAGAACTTTATTTTTTCTCAAGTGACGAACAGTTGAACGAAATTTTAAGGCTTCCGAACACTAAACACGGAATCGAAAAAATTAAAGTTTACAACAATAAGGACCGATTTATAAGGGTATCAAAAACCGACTTTCAAAACTGGTTTAGCTACAACACGGAAGCAATGGAGATACTAAGAAACATTAATTTTTTAAAATAAAGTAATTATGATTTATCTAAAAAAATCAAACGTTCAAGAGATTGACAAACACATCAAAGACGCTTTTAAATCCAAGATAATTGAGGGCAAATTATTTGCCCTTTTAAAATTAGTTGAGACAAAAGGCGAGCCAATGCAGGCAGAGGACAACGAATATTTAAACGGCCTTAAAGTACTGGAATATAAAAAAGACTTTTATATAGGATTTAAAAAGCAGGAATTTTTAAATGGATCCTTCAAGCTTAACACAGTAGCACTAAAAACCACTTAACAACAATTCAAAATTTAATACCATGGAAAATTTAAACAGTTACAAAAAATTTGCGCCTAATGTATTTGTCGCAAAATGCCACGAACAAAACGAGAAAGGCGAAACGGTAATTATTACAACCAAATACGGGCAGGAGCACGAAAACGAAATACACAATTATTTAGGCAAAACGGCTGATGATTTTTATTTGTATTCAATAACCAGGTGCGACGGGTTCAACAGTCAAGAGAGAGCCAAAAAGAAAGCAGAGAAGCTTATCGGCTACGCGTCAAACGCTGAGAAGCGAAGCAATGAAGCATATGACACGAGAGCTACAAAGCACGAAAGAGATTTTTTAAGCCTTGGAGAGCCTATAAAGGTGGGACACCACAGCGAAAAAAGACACCGTAAACTCTTTGAGAAGTACGACAACAAAATGAGAAAGAGCATAGAAGAAAGAGACAAGGCAGAAAATTACAAGAGCCGCGCGGAATACTGGGAAGCTAAAGCCAGTAAAATTAATTTGTCTATGCCTGAAAGCTTGGAGTTTTACGAGTTCAAACTAGAGGAGGCAATCAAGAATCACAAATTTTTAAAGGACAACCCAAGCGAGAGGCGCCACGGTTACAGCCTGACATATGCGAACAAGACAGTGAAGGAAACCCGTAATAATTTAAATCTAGCGGTTAGGCTCTGGGGTTCTGATGAAGTTATAAAACAAATCGCAGACGAGAAAAAAGAGAAGGCAGAAGCCGAAGCAGGGAAAAGCAAGAAAAAAACGGATATAGTTTTAAAATACGGTGGGTTTTTCGCCTTCAATACCGATCAATTTAAAAGTGGTTATGCTAAAATTTTAGAAGCTGGCCACGTTGAAGATGGGGAAAAAGTAAGCCATTTAAAACATGGCCTATATATTCCATCTAAAAATGTAGACGCATTTTTAAAAGAACTATAAATTAACAACAGCCTGCAGGACGTAGAGAATATTCCTGCAGGTATCTAACAACAATTCAAACCAGATCCACGGATCACAAACCCCAAGACATGAAGACAATTAAAACAGAATTAACGCCAGATCAGATTTATAATAAGCTTTACGAGCTAACATCTAAGCACGTTAAAAATTACATTGAAGACCTAACAACGCACGACAAAAGGTCAATTAACAAATATCCAGGCACCCCATTTATACATATTGCAAGGGAACACGGAACAAGTCTAACGCGTTTATTTATTTCAGAAGTTTACCCAAAAGAAGGGGAGAAAGTTAGATATATGTTTAATGCTCATGCAGACCGAAAAGAGCTATTAAAATCAAGTTTTCAATGTTTAGAATTTTACCTAGAAAACAGCCCGAAAAGCATCTACTATTTTAACGGTCAAATCTTCAAAAAAATAACAGCAAGCCAAGCGATAGAAATCCACAAAAGGTATGCGGATAATCTAATTAGCAAATGGGAGGAGGAAGAAAGCCTTCACGAATTAGAAGGGCAAAACTATTAATTGCGCTACACGAAATTTTAAAAAGCTTCAAGCCATTGGTTTGGCTTGTAGCATCTAACTAATTCAAACCCCCCAAACATGGAAACACACGAATACGACGCATTGCCAGAGGAAGTAAAAACCATTTTAAGTGCCTTTGATGATAACCAGGACCTTTACAAAGAATGTGTAAAGATTGAAACCAAGTTAGCCGGTATAAATTACCAGTGCGACTATGGTTTAGCCGGTATAATTTACGACGTCAAACCCCTCATCAAAAAAGCTAAATTCTTTGAGGTTGACGGATATTGGAAGGACGACAAAACAAGCTTCAGAGACGCTTTATTTTCTGTAGATGTTCCAAATATCGACGCTGAAAAAATCAGCGATACGACCCAAATAAATGGGGTAAATGACGAGGATATATCTTACTATGGCCTTGACGAATCAGAGATTAAAAGACTAATAGAAGAGGGAGCCAAGAACGATCAACTGGATTTTGTGATCACTGCTTACAAGCCTTTTTTTCCACAACTAAAAACCGAGAAATTATGAATACACCAACACAAAGAGTTTTTAAATGTTTAGATAGTGGATATTTATTTCGCTTGCACACGAACGCTCAAACGCATGAGCCGAGCTTGTTTATAGAACCTTCAGAAAACCCAGAGGCACCAGCCAAAGGAACGGAGGTAAACGGGTGGTATTTATCAATGACAAATGAAGTTGATATAAAAATCAACGATACGAAAGTTGTAAAAATTCCAGTAGGTTTTTTCTACAATTTAAAAGAGGATGAAATAATAACGCATAAAAAGTTTATTGGATTCGATAAGCGTTTTAAAAAAGCATAAAAACCCAGAAATTATGAGTTTAAAAACTTACAGCGATGAAACGCTTATGAGAAGATTACAAAATTACGATGAAAAATACTTTTTAAACCATTCAAAATCAGTAGAAAAAGTTTCTGATGTATTAGACCTTAAAATGAGGGGTAAAGCGAATGAGATAGCCCAAGAGCTAACAAATAGAGGTGTATTTTTTTCAGCAGTACATCTAAAAATCAACAATTACTAAAAATCAGATCAAATGAAATATAATGCAATAGCTTTTAATGGAAGAAAGCAAGAAGCCTATTCAACAGATAAAAATTACTCGCAAAAAATAGATGAATTTATTTTAGAAAATGAAAATAAAGGATTTAGAGTCATTGTTGATGCTTTACAAAATGGCAGGGTAATAAGAAATGCTTACAGCACAAAAAATCAATAATTACTAGAAACCGTTAGAGCGGTTATAAAAAGGTGTTAAGCTCTAAGCGTGGAGGGTTCGCCCTCCAGTCACATTAATTTAAAAAGCACGGGAAATGCACAAAAAATTTAACAAAAAACTTATGGAAAACTTATTTCATAAACCAAGACGTTACATGGGTAAAAAGACCCCAGAGAACGACAATTTAGGAAACCTGATGCAAGACTATAATTTCAGTATTGCAATACAGGAGAATAGTTCACAGGTCAAGATTCAAGGCTTTATTTTATGGATCAACTAATTTTTAAATCAAAAACAATAAACTATGAAAACCGCAATTTTAAATCCAATAGGAATAAAAACCCAGATACAGGACGCATTAACTGAAGCAAGCGCAAAGCAAAACAAAAACGTTTCTTTAAAGATTCAATTTGTAAAAGATAACATTGATAATATTGAAAAGATAAACGGTAAAAAAGTTTACAATCCAATAGCTGATGAAGAGTATATAAATTACAACCTTCAAAAATGCCCGAAAATGTTTATTAAATCATTATTAGAAACTAAAAAAAGAAAATATTACTATCCTATTCAATATGCAAATATTAAACTTAAAAACAATAACCAATGAAAACTTACAAAAAACAAATCAGCCAATATTCACTGAAGAAGAACAAAACCGATATTAATTCTATCAAAATAACGTGCAGCAAAGATGCTCAGAAATATGCAAGGCAATTTTATTTTGATGATATAGATATTTTTGAGAGCTTTTTTGTTCTAATGCTCAATAATGCCAACAATACTATCGGTTACGTGAAAATAAGTCAAGGAGGTATCACGGGAACCATGGTTGATGTAAGAATAGTGGCGAAATATTGCGTTGATTCATTGGCTGTATCTTGTATTTTGGTCCATAATCACCCTAGCGGTATAATGAAGCCAAGTCAATCAGACAAGGATATGACTAGCAAATTGAAAAACGGCTTAAAATTATTAGACGTTCAGGTACTTGATCACATAATTTTGTCACCAGAGGAAAACGAATATTTCAGCTTTGGCGATGAAAATTTAATGTAAAACTATATATTTAATAATCAAAACTAGAAACGATGAAACCAGAAACTAAAAAAGATGCACTATATTGGAGCATTATTATAATGCTAGGAGCCGCAGTAATAATTTTGTTATAAAAAAAAAGGTAAATGTCAGAAACAGAATATTTGGAAATAAAAGAAAATGATACGGATTTAGTTCAAAAAGTAGCTGCTCTTATAAGAACAAGGCGCGAAGAACTAGGAATGGGTCAAGTCCTTCTCTCACAATTAAGTGGAGTAGAAAGAGGAAATATAAGTAGGCTAGAAAGAGGTAAGCGCCCAGGGCTTACATTTTTAATCGTAGTAAAATTATTCACTGCTTTGAAAATTGACTTTGCTGAGATTGACAATTTGTAAAGTAAAAAAATCTATTAAAAAAGGTCCTCCGATTATTCGGCAGGACCTTTTTTTATGTCTAATAATTTCTTGAGCATGCCTTCGATTCGGTCCAGCTGTTCAGGAATAACAGATATTTTATTGAAATCGATCAATGCAGGAGGAATTTCGGTTTTCGGCAATGCAATATTCAATAAATTTGCTTGAGATTGAAGATCACCGCCAGTCAAGAGCACCGGCAACTGTCCAAATTTTAGAAAATTCATATTTACGTGCGGAAAAGTGTTGACGATACGCTCCTTTATTCCACGACTTAGGCTATTCCTACCCTTTAAAACATGAGGTATTGTTGATGGTGAATTGTACTCTAGCTTTACGTTAAAACTGTTTGGATTGTAGTCGAGTGCGTTTAAAACCTCTTCCAAAATTTGTGCGTCTGTTAATCCCGATTCTTTTTTCATTATTTTTATTGTTTTAGTGTTCCTACTTGTTTAACATCGACTAAAGGATTAGAAGCATAACCTTCTTCTATATCTTCAAGTTTATCGTAAAACTTGTTGTTTCCATCTTCATAAAAAGCTTGCCAGCCTATAAGATCGTATTCGACTTGATCTATTATAGTATCATAAAATTTATTTTTATTCATAATTTCTATTGTTTAGATTTATTCATATTTAGTATTCCAATATTTTTTAAGCTCATCCGCTGACTCAGTTTTTGTTTTTTTAATGTAGTGGAGCATCATATCTTCTTTAGCCCATCCACAAATATTCATGAGATCTCTATTGGAAATATGCCCGAATAAATTAGAAGCAAAACTTCGGCGACAAATATGAGAACTTACAAGCTTATATTTTTTATGAAGACCATAAACTTTTCGTTTTTCCTTGGTTTTTTCATCGACTACAATTACACCGCCTTTAATTTGCTGGTCGATTTCTGCAAGCATACAAATCACCTTGATTTGCTCGTTAAAATGTTTGTCGCTGGTTTTAACGGGGAGATTGCCATGTCTTTTTTTAATTACCTTCCTGACTTGGGGATGAAGCGGAATTGTCACCCATGCGCCTGTTTTTTGAGTTTTGATTCTAATATAATCACCATCAATGTTGCTAATGTCCAGATTTTTATTGAAATCGCTGATACGAAGCCCTGTCCATAGCCCAATAATAGCATTATCTCTGATGTTATCGAGACTCAGATCATTGCTTAGGTCTAAATCGTACACAGAATCAATTTCCTTCTCATTTAAATATGGGTGATCGATTTCTTCTTGGTCCTTTTCGACAAAAACTCTATCCTGATAGGTAGGATCTGTTTTTATTCCTTCGGTTTTAGCTCTTGAGATAAAGAATTTAGCTCTTGCTATCTGTCTCTTGGTCGTGTTCGAAGCATAATCCTTGCTAGTCATGAATGTGGTAAATTGATCGAGTATTTCATTGCTTACATCTTGGATTTTATACGCCTTTTGACCCTCAAAGGATTTCCAGATCTTCAAAAAGGATTGATATTGCATTATAACACGCTTGGAAAGCATTTTATTTTTATCAGTTTTCCATTTGGGAGCCTTATTTTCTATCCACCAAAGGGCAAAATCAGAATAATACACGTAATGTTTCTCAATTGAAAGACGTTTCTCTTGCTTAGGTCGGTTGAAATATGAACTCACAGCGTTATTTAGCCAATTCTTATCTATTATATCGCCCATCATAAAAGAATCGTTGTACGCCTCTAAAATGCCTATCTTAAGCTTTTCGAATTTAGCCTGTTTTTTTACTCTATCTGAAATTGAAGATAAGTTTTTGTAATTGGATTTTTTGCTATCCCATTGCGAAGGATCAACGCTTAAATTAGTTGAGCACGTAATATCGAAGCTCCTGCCATTAATAAATCGAATATATAACGTTGAAGGATTTTTAGTGCCTTTTACGATTAGTTTTATTGTTGCCATTTCCCGAATGATTTAATAATTATTACTTTCCCTTAAAACTATTTAGACCTCATTCTCCAGAGGTTAATAGCATTATTCAATCGCTTTTGCTTGTCTGTTTTTTCTTCAATCTGTCTGGTTTCTACACCGTCAACTTTTCTAATTAGATTGCCGTTTTCATCATTGTAAACTTCACTAATTTTGTGGCTGTTTTTTTCTAAATCTTCTATTTTCATTATCCAAAATATTTTCTAGCATCTGCTTCATTATCGTAAATTCTCATGCCCCAATTACTGTATTCACCAGAACTGGTTCCATATTTATTTATTGCTAAATTTGGGTTTTTAGCCATATACTGATTCATGGAATCTTCAAAGTCTTTAGCTAAATATTCGCCAACTTTTCCAGCAGTACTACTTTGTCCTGTTGCTTTAAAACCCTCTTGCCACAATTCTATTTTTTTCATCCTGTTTATTTATTTGAGTTTTAAAAAATTATCAGCGTCTTTAATCCCATTTGCTAATGCTTCCAAAAAGGATTTTTGTTCCTGCAAGTACCATTCACTGTTCAATAGCTCAGAATCTTTCCATAATTCGCCATCTTGACATTCACCACTTTCTGCAAATGCAATATCATTATCACTTGGTAATTGATGAAGAGCATAGCACCAATATCCATTTTCATGAATAATTTGAACCAATATCTTTTTTTCTATTAATTCAAGTTGTTGAACAATTAGTCTTTTTGCTGATTCTATTTCTTGTTTTTTCATGGCTTTAAATTCAGTTATTAGTTTCTAAAAAATAGATAGTTGATCCTTAATTCTTTGCTCTTCTGGGATTTGATTTTTCGCCAATTCAAAAAAAGACTCTCCATCAGCTCTCTTTAAATTCATATCAACTTTCCCTAAAATAATGACCTTGTAAACTTCTTTATGAAATGTATCAATTGCTCTGATTAAATCATTAATATTCAAAATTTCATATTCTCTAGAAAAATGCCAATAGTAATATTTACCTTGGTATTCTTTGATGAGTTTAGTTCTAAACATAATACGGTCAATTGTTCTAATTGTATCTACTTCTGGATAAATGGGTGTCATGATTTTTTAGGTTTTAACGGGTTTAGGTAAATATTCCTTTGCTATATATGTCATAGAAATTTCACTACAAACATCATCGTCTGGCATATTCCCAACAGCTATTATTTCACGGAATCTTAAGCCTCTAATAGTTCTATAACTTTCATACAGAAAGCCGTCTTCTATCCAAAAATGATCGTGATTGTGAGATTTTGTTATCATAATTAAAGGTTCTAGTTGTTTATTGTTTCCCGACATATTCCCGACACGTTGACCGTGTATTTATATCTAATACAACAAAAGTAGGGATAATAATTGTATAAATCTGTATTTGGTATAAAAATAAATATAAGTACGGTATAAATGGCGAATCCCTCCGCGGTCACATAAGTACTATTTAAACCCCTGATAACACAGGGGTTTTTTGATTTTTATATCTAAAATTCCCGACATCTTCCCAACAAATTATCTTCTCCTGGATCTCTTCATTCCAATCACATTAAATAAGGCAACCACATCATCAAGATTCACAGTGTAGTCTTCATATAAATTATTTAGACTTTGAAGAGTTACTTCTCCACTCTCTATGTTATGATCCGTAATTCTTTTCACAACTATTCGAAGCTCTTTATGGGCGATCACAAAATCCCAAGCGTTTATATGTAGTTTGTTCTGCCAATGGTGATTCTGTATTTCTCTGCATAATAGGATATCCTTATCCAAAATAGCCTCTGAAGGATTTGAATTATTCATACTATCTCCTTCAACTTCAAAACAAAAATAATTCCCCTTATATTCTTTATCCACTTCCCACGGTATTTTTGGCAATTCATCTATGTATTCGGCATCTCCCCATCCATTAAGAAAACCTGCTTGAACTCTGCTACCAATTAAAGGAACCATTTTTACTAATTCATAGTCCTTTAAACTTGCCTTTGAATTGTTATTTTCAAAGGCTTCCTTGTACATGTTGTCAAGTATTTTACTTTTTGTTTTAGGAATTACACCTCCTTTTTCATAACTGATTACAGTGATTTTTGACACTCCAAGATTTTGAGCAAACTCAGTCTGAGTTTGTTTTAACGCTTTTCTGATTTCTTTTACTTGTTTATTGTCCATAATTTAGATTCATTTTAAATAGGATAAAAAAGTATTATATATTACTTTTACATATAAAAAAGGTAAAATAATATACTACTTTTGACGCATTCTTATATGAACTTATATACAATATTATAAATGTAGTGTAAAATTTAATTAATACAAGCAAATATGAAAACAATATTAATTTTTAAGGATTCGATAGACATAAATATTGACTCTTGTTTTACATCTTTTAACGTATTAAATCCTCTTAATAATACAATCGGATTAATCGATTTCATACTTGTGCCAATCTTTCTTATATGCCTTGCATACACGGCTGTATCTATGTTTAAGCTTTACTGTTTATTACGTAAATCTCCAAAGAAGCAGAGTAAATGGATTCAAGAGAGATTCCCAGAAGAGGAAAAAGAAAAAAATAATAATCAATAATTAATAAACAAATGGGAAACACGCAAATTCAATTACAATCTTTGCATTTAGTCTATTTTAAGGGCTGCAAGGATTTTAAAATCAATTTTTTAAACGATATCACTACAGTTCGTGGTGATAATGGAACACGGAAAAGTACAATATTTGATTCCTTCTCATGGTTATTTTTCGGGAAGGACAGTAATGATGCTAGTGATACAAAATTCAGCATTAAGACGATCAACTTAGAAACAATGGAAATTATCCAAAGAGTTGACCATAGCGTTGAAGGTGTCTTCCTGATGAATGGTGAAAAAACTACAGTTAAAAGACAATTACAAGAAAAGTGGACCAAGAAAAAAGGGGCTTTAGAGAAGGTCTATACTGGAAATGTGACTAATTACTATTGGAATGAGGTTCCTCTTTCCCAAAGAGAATACCAGCACAAAATAAGCCAGTTCATAAGTGAGGATGTTTTTAAGCTTATAACCAACCCTTATTCGTTTAACTCACTACACTGGGAGAGACAAAGAGAAATACTTACAGAATTAGTTGGTGGTATTTCTGATCAATCTATCGTAAGAGGTAATGTTGATTTTGCGAATCTACTTTCAAAACTAACCAATAAGACATTTGACGAGTACAAGAAGCAAATGAAATTCACGCTTAAACGTCTTAAGGCTGATAAGGACGGGATTCCTTCTCGTATTGATGAGCAATTAAGAGGTAAGCCAGATGCTTTAGATTTTAAATCTATTGAATCTGAAATTGAGAAAAATCAAAAAACTCTTGATACGATTGATGAAAACATTTCTCAAGTCAATAAATCTGCTGACGCTTTACACAAAAAGTATGATGGCTTTAGACAAGAAAAGTCTGACCTTAATTTGAAGAACAGCGATATCTTTTTTCAAGTTCAAAAGAAAGTACAGGATGATTTGTCAAAACAAGTCAATCCTGCTGATGCTACCATTTTAGAAATAGATGACAATAATCTGAATATTCAAAAATTCCAGAGAGTTATTCTAAAATTGGAAAACCAAATTGAATCAGACAAAGCTTCGATTAAAACAGTCATTGCGAAAAGAAAGCTCAAATCAAATGAATGGGATGAAGAGAACGCTTCAGAATTAAAGTTTGAAGATGGTGATTTTGCTTGCCCTACCTGTAAAAGACCTTTAGAGGTCGAAGACCAGGAAACCGAGAGAGAGAAAATGCACTTGGATTTCATTAAGGACAAGCAGAACGCTATCGCTTCTATCAATAGAGAGGGTTTAGCTCTTAAGAATCAACAGGAAACTCTTCAAATTGACATAGATCAAACTGAAAAGAGAATTGTAGATGGCAAAAAAGCCTTGAAAAGCCTTAAAAACACTGCAACAAATCTTCAATCTGAATTAGAAAGACTTCAAAGTAACTCAACCCCTACTCTAAACAAAGACGAAGAAATTAAAAAGATTATTGATGTTCATGCAGAATACAATAAGAATCTAAAACTAATCGCTAAGCTAGATGAGTCACTATCAAATCAAAAAGGTGTTGACGTCTCTTCTCATAAGGAAACTAGAAATCAAGTATTACAGAGTATTAGCTACCTTAAAACAAGCCTTAGCCAAAGAGCTAAAATAGCCGAAATAGATAATCGTGTTTCAGAGCTAGAAAAAGAGGAGAAAGAAAATTCACAGCTCATTGCTGCAGCTGAAAAAGAACTTGACACTATTCAACAGTTTGAGGTTGCTAAAATGACACTCACCGAAGGTATAATCAACGACAAGTTTGAGAAAGTAAAATTTAAAATGTTCACTGAATTGGTGGATGGAACAAAGGTCCCTTCTTGCTTATGCTTATTTGGAGGTGTTCCTTTTCATTCAGTAAACTCAGGAGGACAAATTGAAGCTGGCCTTGATATCATAAATACATTATGTGATTATTACAATACTCAGTCCGTGATCTTCATTGATGGCGCTGAAAGCATTACAGAAATACCAAGTACAAAAAGTCAACAAATTCGCCTTCTCGTAGAGAAAGGCACTAAACCCTTAATAGTAGAATAATGATGAACGAAATAATTAATGAATTGAGAGATTTCTGTTTTAATGAGTCAAAAAAAGCTGGATGGCACACCAATTTGGAAACAGGAGAACTGTTAGACAGGAATAAAGGAGAAATGCTTTGCTTGATTCACAGTGAAATTTCAGAAGCAATGGAAGGTGAACGTAAAAACCTAATGGACGATCATTTGCCATATAGACCAATGGCAGAAGTGGAGCTTGCTGATGCAGTAATTCGCATCATGGATTATGCAGGTCGATTTAATTATGACATAGGAGGAGCCGTAATTGATAAGATTGCTTATAACAGATTAAGACCTGATCACAAAATGGAAAATCGATTAAAAGAAACTGGTAAGAAATTTTAATAAGAGAATATGACTTACGAAGATTTAATTACAGTAGAAGAAGAAACTAAAAGGTTTCTCAAAAAACTAGATGCAGCGAAAACTCGTATAAAGGATGATAGCTACGCATTACTATCAGGAAGCAAAGAAACTGGAGCAGTCAAAAGAGCTGCACTAGACTTAAAAATGGAATTAACAAAAATCACTCAATACTAAATAACTATGAACACAGAAACAAAAAAAACAAGTACAGAAATTGTAAAGGCTTCGAAAAAACAGTCTGAAATTACAAATATTGTGCTTAAGAGGGTTGAAGCTTTTCAAAGATCTGGAGAGTTAAGACTTCCTAAGAATTACAGCCCTGAAAATGCTTTAAAAGCTGCTCAGCTATTATTGGCGGAACAAAAGGATAGAAATGGTAAATCTGTTTTAGAGGCTTGTACTCGAACGAGTATTGCAAGTGCTTTGTTAAAAACGGTAGTATGGGGGTTGGCTCCACACAAAGGGCAAGTTTACTACATTCCATACGGACCAAAACTAGAATGTAGTATCTCATATACTGGAAATATTGCGATTGCTAAGCGTTATGGTAATTTAAAGAGCATAAAGGCAAATTGCATTATGGAAGGTGACGACTTCGAATTTGAAATTGATAGCAAAACAGGTTTAAGAAAAATAATTAAGCACTCGCAAACTTTGGAAAGTGTTGGATCTGGGTCTATAAAAGGAGCTTATGCAATTATTGAATTGAACGACGGAACTTTTGATGTTGAGATTATGAGTTTTTCACAGATAGAAAAGTCTTGGCAACAAGGAGCCACAAAGGGAGATAGCCCAGCTCATAGAAAGTTTCCTGATCAAATGTCAATAAAAACAGTTTTGAATAGGGCTTGTAAACTTCTCATAAGAACAAGTGATGATCAAGTTTTATACGAGGATGATGATAATAAAGACTTAGACCGAACCAAAGAGGACGTGAATCAAGAAATTAATGACAATGCCAATCAAAATATTATTGACGTTGATTTTGAAGAAGAGGAAGAGATAGAATCCACACCTGATCCTACTCAAACAAAAACTCCTCCTAAGACTTCTAAAAAACCAGAACCTAAAGAAGAACCGCAGCCTAAAGAATCTCCAAAAGCAGGAACTCAAGAAAAAGCATTTTAATCTATGGAACTAAAAGTTATCGGCTCTGGAAGTCAAGGCAATTCCTACATCTTAACTAATGATACAAATGTATTGTTAATCGAACTTGGAGTGAATTTCAAACGCATCAAAAAAGCATTAGATTTTAATATATCGAATGTAGAAGGGGCTTTAGTGTCTCATATACATTCTGATCATGCAAAATCTATCAAAGATGCGGTTGAATGTGGAATTGACGTGTATTCTGGAGCTGAAACTATTGAAGCAACAGGCTTAAAAAATCATAGGCTAAAACCCATGAAGGCAAAAAAAGCATACATGATTGGATCTTTTAAAGTCATGCCATTTGAATTGCGTCATGATGTTCCCTGCCTTGGATTTATAATTAAGCATGAGGACTGCGGTAACGTCGTTTTTATTACAGATACTTATTATTCCCCATTTAGGTTTAAAGACGTAAACCAATGGATTATTGAGGCTAATTACAGTCAAAGCATACTAGATGGAAAAGATGGCTATGGTAATCAAAATGATTTTCTAAGAAATCGAGTAATGAGCAGCCATTTATCCATTGAAAATTGCTCAAGCTTATTAGCTGCAAACGATTTGAGCACTACAAACAATATCGTGCTTACTCACTTATCTGATAGAAATAGTAATGCAGTTGAATTTAAAAAATTAATAGAAAATCAAACCGGTAAGACTGTAAATATTGCAGAAACCGGACTAACAATAAATTTTAAAAAACGCCCTTTTTAAATGTTACAAATAAAAGCCAGCGATTTAGTCGAAATCGATGAAGAGTTTATAAATCGAGTTTCCAACCGACTTAAAGAAATTCAAGATAAAAAAGAGATAGAGAATCCTTACTACTCAACAAATGAAGTAGCCGAGCTTCTAAAAATCACAAGGCTCACAGTAGTTAGATACATAAATTCTTATTTATACCCTAACAAATACCCACTTACACAAAGATTAAAGGCTGTAAAAGCTGGAAAGTCCTGGTTAATTAGAAAATCAGACTTAGAAATCTACCTTAAAAACCCTAAAAACCCGAGTTATGATGAACAAAAATAGATTTCACACAACTGGTGAACTGAGTACTGAAATAATTGATAAGCTAGAATTATTAGGATTTAGTAAACTTCCAAATTGCATGAGCAAACCTTACGCACATCTGAAAAAAACTATAATTGACACAAAGACTAAAACGTTTTGGTGCCTTGACCAAGTTTGTTTTGAAAACTCGGTAGTTACTATAAGTAATCAATTTCAAGAAATTATATTAGAATTTAATATTGATGATTTGGTCTTTAATGAAGCAAAAGAGCTGGATTTGTCGAATGAAACTTCATTCAAAAAACCTCATAAAGCTACAGAAACTCAAGAAATCACTTTACTGGATTACTTTGCGGCTAAAGCCATGCAAGGGGAGCTATCTAATCAAGATGAAAACACTTCGTTTAGAACTTCAGGTGTATCTCAAAGAGCTTATCAGATAGCTCGTGAAATGATGGAAATTAGGGGGTTTGGTAAGTATAATGTTAAATAAAAAACCATTTTAATTGGACAGCTAGAATGATAAAACGAGGTAGATGGAAAAAACCATTTAAAGATGCTGGATATAAAATTATTTAATCGTTAAAAACAAAATTATGAATAAGCAAAAAGTAATTAAAGAAACGGAAACTAAGCCTGAATTACATGCGGTATTATTTGACGTTATTTTACAAGTTCTCAAAACTTGGGAAAATGAAAAAAGTGGGGACTTTGATGCCATGTGGTATTGTTATGAAACTTTGTTAGATGAAATAAGAGAAAAAGGAATTAAAACTACTATTAAAGAATTAAAAAAAGCAATGAAAAAATTAAGAAATCAGGGAGTTGTAGAATTAAAACCGATTTACGACGATGAATGGAAAATTTGCGGAAGCGGATATTTTCTTTGTCAAAATACAAAAAACTAAACCCATGAACCAATGCAATTAACAGGGAAGTGCAAAGAAGATTTTAAGAAATGGTACACAAACTGGATGTTATTATTCCTTAGAAAAAGAGAAATAAAAACTTTTTATCAGCAATCTATTTTAATGCAATACGGAGAGTATATAGATTTCTTTAATACTTCACAATACGAGGGGAAACCTTTATTTGATTACGTATTTAATATTAGGTATGACCTAAAAATAGAATCTCAAACTCATAATGACTTAGTGAGAATAAGTATACAAAAAGCAAATGAACTTTATAATCTAAAATAACTATGGAAATAAAAGGAACATTAAAAGTAGTAGGCGAGACGAAATCGTATGGCAGAAATGATTTTCAGAAACGTGAAATCGTAGTTACTACCGATGAAAAATTTCCCCAAGACATTTTGGTAGAATTCGTTAAGGATAAATGCCAAATCTTAGACAATTATGCTGAAGGTCAAGAAGTTCTTGTTGGCATTAATTTACGTGGGAGAGAGTGGGAAAGTCCTCAGGGAGAGGTTAAGTATTTCAACAGCATTGTTGGCTGGAGGATAGGATTACAGGAAGGCGAACAAAAACCTACGCCACAGCCCTATAAAGAGCCAGAGTACCCTAACGAACCTGATTTACCAATAGATGATGAAGAGGAAGATGAAATTCCCTTTTAAAATGGTGTAACAATAGTATAATTAAACTAATAATTTTGAAAAGGCAATGAGATGGATTATAAATGGAAAGAAGACCCTTTTTTTATGATAGTACCACATCTTTCGATTCCTAATGTGCATTTTGTGTTTAGGAAGCTAAGCCCTACGGCATATTTAGAGATAGAATTTGAAATTAAAAATCGATTGATATACCCTGATAGCAGGTTAACGGATTCTGAAAATGAATTTATTTCAAAAAATTTGATTTAATTATTATACTAAAGTTATACTATATTATATTTTATTTATATATTTGACACGGGAAGAAATTAACATAAAATATTTATCAGGGATAAAACCCGAATAATTGCCCGTACTCTCCTCTTGATTTCTTCCCAGATTCAAAAAAAGTACGGGCTTTTTTGATTTTGAATATTAACGGAACCTCGCAATACTAGGTTTATTATTCCTAGTAAAATAACATAGGTTTTAAAAAATATAGCATGAAAATTAAAGTAGTAATGAAGAGGGAAAAGTAGAACCAAGTTTTCTTGTTTCTACAACTAAGGCTACATAAAGACCTTTAATCAACTCCAAGAACAACTTAGAGTTTTATACAGAAATAAGTATAATAAAATATCAGCATAATGAGCAAAGGATGGATAAAGCTTCACAGAAACCTAATTGATTGGGAATGGTATGATGATATAAATGCTAGAGTATTATTAATACATCTTCTCCTTTCAGTCAATTACGAGGATAAAAAATGGAAGGGAAATTTAGTCGAAAAAGGAACAATGGTTCTTAGCTGGAGCACACTTTCTTCAGGTTGTGGCCTTTCAGTTAAGAAATGTAGGACTGCTATGAGTAAACTAGAAGATACCGGTGAAGTGACAAGGTTAGCGACAAGCAAATTTCAGGTGGTAAGGCTAGTAAAATGGGATAAACTACAACAAATAGATGAGGCAGAGGGCAAGCCAGTAGACAAGCAAACGGACAAGCTGAGGGCAGACAAAGGGCAGGCTGAGGGCAGACAAAGGGCAACAACTAAAGAAACTAATAAACTAAAGAATATAAGAAGTAAAGAAACTAAGAATATTCTTTTATCCGAAGTAAAAACTTCGGACTTAGTGGATTTAGAGATTACATATTTTGAAATAGCAAAAGCGTTTAAAGAATTATTTATTAAAAATATTTCAGAAAACGGAGGTTCAAATCAAAACCAAAAAAATGCTAAGTACAAAAATTACACAGACCCAATCCGATTGATGATGGAGAAGGATGGAGTGACCAGAGATCAAATAATAAAAGTTTGGAAATTCTTAGGCAGCCAAGAAGGAGATTTTTGGAAATCTAATATTCTATCAACCCAAAAATTAAGAGAAAAATTTTCACAATTAATAATAAAAGCGAATCAAAATGAAAACAGGGATAACAGCAAAAAGTTCGGAAATCAATCAAGTGTCAAAGGAACGTTCAGCATTATTGATTCGCTCGTTAGCGACTAATGATTTTGATTGTTTTTTAGAAATGGAAAGAAGCACTACAGTTGCAGAAGCTATTTCAGGAAGTTCTTTAAAAAGCCTTACCAAATCAATTAGCAGAAGAGATGTTATTAAATCAATTTCATTTCTTATAAATCGCTTTAATGAAAACTTCAATGCTAGTGGAAAGTTTACTGATATGCAAATCGCAACAGTATCAATGGATTTATTCGACATATTCCAATTTGAATCTCTTGAAGACGTGATGTTGATGTTCAAATACGCTAGACAAGGAAAAATTGGAGACGGAAAGGATTTTAAGCTTGATAGCCAGACGATATTTCATAAATGGGTGCCAGAATACCTTGAGCTTAAAGCAAACGAAAGAGAGCTATCCCACAATAAGAAAAAAGGGGAATTGTCGGGAATGGCAAACTTCAATTGGGATAAAGAAAACCTAGACAAGTTTGAAGTTTCTGAAAAAAAACAGTTGGCTGGGAAAAACTTTGGAAGCCGGGTGAAAGAAATATTCACTACTGAACACCTCGACAAACCAAAACTAGATCAAGTTCTTAAGCCTGATTTTTACGAAAGAGCCAAAGCTGATGTTGTAAATCACAGTACTGAAAACTTACAAGTTTATCTAAATGCTGAAAAGAAATCGATTGTACCAAATAAATCGATGATTAAAATTGTTGAAACAGAATTGAAGTCGAGGGTATGAAAAAAATTAAAAAACTGTTTAAAATATTATATAAAGAATTACAAAAATGGGGAGAGGCTGCTGCCTGGGCTAAAAGAAATTAAAGCAAATAATTATGAATCAAGGTAGTTTATTTTCTGGTATTGGAGGATTTGATTTAGCATCTGAATGGATGGGATGGAACAACTCTTTTCATTGCGAATGGAACGAATTTGGACAACGCATATTAAAATATTACTGGCCTAAAGCTATATCTTATGAAGACATCACAAAAACAGATTTCACTATTTGGCGAGGAAAAATTGACGTCCTCACAGGAGGATTCCCTTGTCAACCATACAGCCATGCAGGGAAAAGACTTGGTAAAGACGATGATAGACACCTCTGGCCAGAAATGCTTAGAGCAATTCGGGAGATTGCCCCTGAGTACGTTGTGGCGGAGAACGTTCTTGGAATCGTTAGTTGGAATGACGGACTGGTATTCAACGAAGTGCAAGCTGACTTGGAAGCTAAAGGGTACGAAGTACAACCGTGTGTACTTCCAGCTGCAGGTGTCGGCGCTCCCCACAGAAGAGATAGAGTCTGGTTTATTGCCCACCGTTCAAACTCAGGGATTAAAAGTATTCGAGAATCGAAGAAGCAAGGCAATAGAATTGAAAATACTCCCAACGCCAACATCATCAGGCGAGGAAGGCTACAAGACTAGGGAAAAAAGACAAGGTCACAAGAAAGCAATGAGTTATCTGGAGGCGAACATCGAATACAAGATGTTGCCTACACCAGCAGCTTCAAATTACAAGGGAGCAAGCAGTACCGAAGCGTTAAAAGCAAGGGGCAGACTGAAAGAAAAGGCAGACAATTTAGCGGATCAGTTCCATCAAAGTGGCAAGACTTCCCAACTCAATCCCCTATTTGTAGCGGAAATGATGAGCTTTCCAGTAGACTGGACGGAATTACCTTTCCTAAATGGAGAAACGAAAGCATAAAAGGATTTGGAAATGCAATAGTTCCTGAGGTTGCTTTGCAGATTTTTAAGGCAATCATGGAAACTAGAAATTCACTTAAAACTGAATAAACCAAAAAAGGGAAGGGGAAAACTTTATAGAGTACTCAAAAATATTAAAATTACAATTATGTTAGAAAATCACACAAAACTTGAAAAAGACATTAAGGCTGACAAGACTCTTCGCGTAAGCTTAGACAAAAATCTTCAAGAATTGAAAGAACTTCCTAGTTCAAGAGAAAGAAGTTTATCAATTACAAAATTACAAGAAGCTATTATGTGGCTTGGTATGGACTTAAAAAGATTAAATGAACCTAATCCTTATCCAGACAGTTATAAGCCTGAGAACGCTAAAATAGCACCAACAGCAGACGGATTAAAATTGTAGTAAAATGTGAGCATGGGCTTATCCTGTTTAAAAAGGTTTTAGCCCATAGCACACAAAAAATAATCAATAAATAAAATCAACAAATGACCAAGCAACAGATTATAAATTATATCGATAAAAACTTTAAGCCACTAGCAATAGGCTTTATAGTGGCAATGATTTTAAGTTTTTTATCTGACTTAATAGAAAACATTGTACTAAAAATAGCATTGATTATTGCAGGCTAAAATATAGAAACTAAACCCACAGAGGGAAACTCATTTCCCCCTGTTAGAACTAAAATCATGACAGAAAAACTACAACTTATCAAAACTCTTCTATTGCAAGGAGAGATGCTTGATGATATAAGAATAAAAGCTAAGACTTCTTGGAGAATGATTTATAGAGTTATTGAAGAACACGGAATGCAAGAGTTTCGTCAAGAGGTAACAAGAAGGCACAAAAGCAAAAGTTCAAAGATGTTAAAAGCTCCTAGCATTGCTAAAAAAACAAATACAAGTATAAATAGACTAAACCGACAATTGCTGGGCAACCAAGTAAAAAAACAATCTATACTTGATGAGAAAGTGCAGGCGCTTAATTATAAAAATTGTAGCGATTATATCTCACAGCATGGAGCCGCAAGTTTTAAGGCTAATATTTTAGGGAAGTGATTAAGTTATTTATCTTTTTTAATCTTATCCATAAGCTTGTATGTTTCTTTATTTTTTTGTTTTACCAGAACATTAAAATCAGTAACGTTGTATAGGTAGTTTAACTTTATTTTCCTTTTACTTTCTTTATCTCTGTAATTTAAATCGATTTTTTCTAATTTACTAATTGCGCTTATGTCTGTTATTTTCTTTAAAGGAGTTTGAATGCCAGCCATAATAAACTCAACATCTTCTGTAGAAAATGCGCTCTGTTTCAAAGCTTTAAAAATATCAGCTTCATTTACTCCGAGTTTTCTAGCTCCTTTTACTGCTATAATCATGCTTTCTGATAACTCTTTATTAGCTTTAGAATACTCTTCGATAGACTCTTTCATTCCAGAATCATCTAATCTACTAGTAGATTTAAAAGCATTAGTAATATCATCTTTTTTCTTATCAAACTTATCCTTATTCCTATACCCTAGAGAGGTTGTGCCTGCTATGTAATTTAAAGTTGTAAATCTAAAACCTAAAAGCCTCATAAGAGCATCACTGTTTTTATACTCTTTACCGTAGGAAGTGAATTTATCTCCAAAGAAACTAGGTTGTACATCATTTGCTCTTGCAAATTCTGTAATGTTACCATAGAATCCAGGACCTGCATTTTTCATATAGTGCTGACCTACTTTATCAGGGTCGTTAAATATTCCGTCAATTAAATTTTCACCTTCATATATTTCTCTATCAAAAACATCTCTATTAAAAAATAATTCATTCATAGTTTTAAAACTTATATCAAAACCTAAGTATGGAGATAGTGTTTCTTTAAGAGCCTCATTAATGTTGTCTTGAATATCTCTGCCTTCTCTATCGTCAAATAAAGTCCTAAGTGGTTTTAAATAAACTTCCGCAGGAAATAAAGCAGTTGCATCCATAAATATAGGTTGGCCAAACTTATCTTTCCCGGCATAAATAAGCTTACTGTTTGTTTGGTAGAACGGAAGCATATCTCTTACTTTATCATCATCATCATCATCAAATCCCATCATATTTTTAGATAATTCCGCTAAAGCTAAGTGCGAAGCATTTGCTATTAAAAAACCTGCAGCCTGCTTAGCCACCATACTAGATCTTCCTGCTTTTACATCTTCTTTCATATACTTAAATGTATTAGCAGAAGTCATTACGGCTAGATAAGGAAACGAAACAAAAGTACCTATAAGTGGAAATCTCCTTAATCTTTTAATGTTTTTTGGCAACATACTGTAAGTAGGAAATGTATCTATTATTCGCTGTGCTGCTTTTGCCTCAGCTTCCAAAGTAGTCATGCCAGACTTCTCATACCTTCCTTTATAAGTGTAATATCCAATTACTTTGTAAAAATCATCACCAAGAGCATAGACTTTTTTAATAGCATTAAAAACCCTTTTACCAGCTCCTTGATTTGATATCCTCTCTATGTCGTTTGTGAAATCATTTATAGTTTCCATAACTTCTTGAGAAATGGCGCCATCTCCTAATATACCAAGCTTGTAAAGTTTATCGGTTTCAGATTTAAGCTCTTTTCTGCTTTTTTTAGTACCCCAAGCCATGCTCATGGCATCCTTAATTTTTTTAGGATCAGAAGCGAAAAAGAATCCAGCATTTAAAGCTAAAATACTTCCACTTATAAAGTTAAGCATAGTGGTCATTGGACTTAAGGCTGTTTTACCAAGTTTTGTAAAGGCTGCAAAAGCTACCCATGCCTTATAAAAGTCTTCATTAATTGTAGATAAGGGTTGTAAGTCTTGTATTGAATTATACAATTCTTTAGAAACGTAAAGTCCACTTAATCCACTCCAAGCTTCTCCATCAGGCGTAAGCTTTGTAAATCCAGCTTGTGCATCATAAGTTCCTAATCCAGATTCTAAAAGTTCAATCCTCATTTTATTTTGATATTCAGTAGAGGCTATATAATTACTAATCTTAAATACAGTAGAAGCATAATTAAGTAATGGGTCATTTGATTCTCCAAGCAATTCTCTAAAAGCTTTGGGTATTTCCTTTTTCTTCTTATAAAAAGGAGCTTTCTTTTCTCCTTCCGCAGAAGCTAAAACTAAATCTTTTTTTGTCTTAAGAGATTCTAAGTATTCAAAAACTCGCTTACGAGCATCTTTTTCCGTAATATTTGAACCAAATAAATCAGAGCTTTCATCCATAAGGAACTGAACAGCGTTATCTATACGTCTATTACCTTCTTTGTTGACATTTTTACTTGTAAGTCTCTCTAAGTAGTCAGTATTTTTAAAAGCGTCATAGGAGCGATACAAATACTGTCCTTTATTAGACTCAATAGTTTCTTGAAGTGTTTCAACTCTATTTATGGCATCACTAATTGAAGAGTAAGCTGCTGAATCTTTATCAAGTCCTTCCAGTTTTTCTTTAAAACCATTTTTTTGCTCTTCTAATTTTTCTTGTAAATTAGTAGAGAGCTTATCTACACGACTTCTTAACTGATCAATTTTATCTATTTGATTTTTATTAAGAAAAGAAATATCTACACCTTCCACCCCAAGCAGGTAGTCGTTTAAAGCTAAAGCTCTTTCCTTAAATCCTTTGCTGTTTTTACTTTTTGAAGTACTCCCAAGTATTTCATTAATTTCACCTAGCTCGTGTTCCAAAGCATTAGTGACCGAACTCATCTCTCTACCTAAAGACCTTACAATATTTCCTATTTTTTTTGAAGTTCCAGCGTTAGTTTTAAAACTTTGATTCCAAAAACGTCTTGTTCTTTGCTGTACTTCATTTAAAATTTTGACTGGCCCACCCTTACCTAAAGAAGAGTCTCTTTTACTGCTGTTCTTAGAACCAATGCCCATAGCTTGAGCTTCGCTATTTTCTTGCAAACTTTCACGTGCTTTGAAGCTTTCTGAGCTTTGTGAAATCGCCTGCTTAATAGTGTCCGTAGTAATTTCTCTTTTCTCTTTTCTAGTAAGAGACTTGTACCAATCTGTAGATTTAATGTAATTAAGACCTTCCTCTAGGGCTAAAGCTGCTTTCTTTCCTGCTTTGTATGCTGCTTTTACTACCTGTATAGCTTTTATTGCAATAGCAACAGGAAGATTTATTACAAGAGTACCATCACCAAAGTCTTTTAATTGCTTTTCGGCATCCTCTAGTCCTTTGAGAAAAGCGTCATCACTATTACCTTCTTGAATAGTATCATCTACGTCTTGGTCTTGCGCTCCTTCACGTTCTTGAATGCTTGTATTGCTGCCTTCTGATTCTCCGTCAATTGATCTTTGCCTATCGATTTCAAATTGGGCTTTTTCTTCTGTGGTTCCGAATTGTTCTTCATAATATTGTACTTTTTGGGCATATGTAAGCTCTTCTAAGAAAGAGTCTTCTGCCATTTGTGATTCAACTAAGGATAATTCCTCTTGAGATAAAGAACCTAAAAAACTAGACAATTCCTGTTCGTCTTGGTTTGCATCAATTTGCTCTTGTAAAGATACAATTTGGCTTTGTATGTCAGAAATACTTTGATTTTCAAGCAATATTTGAATAATAGCGTCACGAACTACTGTTTGATCAAGACCTAAATTTGAATTATCTGTAATTTGTTCCGAAGCTCTCTCAACGCTAGGAAGTTTAGATTTCTTTTTAAATCCAGAAGCCCATTTTAATTCATTTTTAGAAGCTCCTGTTTCTTTAGAAGCGGAATCCAAATCAATATTACCTCCATTGGCAAAATATTCTAAAGCTGCTTCGTATTCATTTGTTGGCGTGTAACTGTCAATAGCCTCAAAAGTTCTCTTTTTATTAGCTTCGTTTATTTGATTGTCTGTTTTTTGTCCAACCGCTTCGTTTTCAATTCTAGAGTAGTTAGCGTTTTTAGCTAATGTCTTTTTGCCTGTTTTCTTGCTAGTCTTTTCGTAAAATTTAGAAATAGATCTTCCGTCTTTTGCGCTCTTGATGCTTACAACATTACCGCCTGAGTCCATTTCCACGTCAAAATCGCCTTTTACGCCTTTGGGTGAAACTCTTTTTGTGGTTGTTGGCTTTGGAGCTTTCTTTTTAGGCTCTACGACTGAATCTTTCTCTAATACATCTTCTTGGTTGGCATCTTCTTCTTCTTCTTCGGTGTTGATTTCTTCATCATTGGCTTCTTGGCTACTTTTTTCATTTGATTCTTCATTGTTTTCTGGGTTTTGATTTGATTTATTATTTAAAGCTGTTATTTTATCTCTAGCATCTTGACTTATTTTATTTCTAGCCTCTCTAGTTATAACTTTTAAACCTCTTTTTTTAACATCGTCTTTTACTTCTTTATTTATTCTTTTTTCTATTACTTCTATTTTATTAAGTATATCATCTCTTTCTATTCCACTCGCTGTTTCATTAAATTTTTCTGTTAACCTTATAACTTCTTTATCTTTATCTAATTTATTTATTTGTTCTGTTTTTATGCCATCTAAAGAAATAGTACTGTCTAATTCTTCTTGTTTTTCTTTATTAATTTTTTCAATCTCAGATTGAGTATTAGATAATTGAGCTTTGACTGGTTTTTTAGGGTCTGTATTATCAGCTTCTTGTCTTTCAAAAATAGATATAGCACGTTCAGTAATCTCTTGATCGGTTATTTGGAAGTCCTTAACCCCGTCAGCTTCGTACTCAGCTATTATCTCGTTTTGAGCTTCATCTTTTAGCCTTAGTGATTCTTCCTCTGTTAGAAGGTCTAAAAAGCTCTCCTTTTTTTCATCGACAACTATTTGCTTACCTTCTAATGTTTCATTTCTGTCTTTTTCCAAAACATTAAATTCATCCAAAAGGTCTTTTAGTATTTCAGTTCTCTGTTCCTGAGATAAAGCTTTGTCTTCATTAATTAATTTTGCCTCTGCCTGAAGTAAAGCTTGATTTTTGGTAATGCCATTAACTTTATTGTAGACTGCTTGGCTCAAATTTGAAGTGGAGCTTCTGGCTTTATTAATTAATTTATCATTACTAGCATTAGCCTCTTTTATTTTACCCTCTAAAATGTTTCTTGTGGATTGATTTCCTGCGTTATTAAATGCCTTCTGAAGCTTAATAACTTTCAAATAGCCGTTCTTTATTTCTTCAATTTGACTCTTAGGCATGAAAGGCTTAATCAATTCTCCTGTTATTTTGCCACCACCAATAATCAAAGGACTGCTTGCAAGAGTCGAGAATGTAGTTTTATCCAGATTGTCTGTCAGTAAAACATCTTTTTTATCTAAAGCAAATCTGTCTAATAAGTTTTGAGAAAAAGTTGTGGCGTTTTCGGTAAGAACTTCTACACCGTTGTCTTTAAAAAATTGCTTAGTAAATCCTAAAGCTCCTTTGTTCAGTAATGCTCTATTGGCACTAGAACTAACGGATCGTCTTAGTATTCGAGAAGTAGGTAGTGCGCCAAAAACACTCTCAGCAGCACCGTAACCAAAGGGTATTGATATCTCTTGTAATAAAGAATAATTTGCAGGATTAATACCTGATTCTTCAGACTTCATTTCTGAAAACTTACTACCTCCTGTTGATATTCCAAGAGCTGTTATACCTGCGGTAGCTGAAAAGGGATTCATTATAGCTGCTAAGATTGGACCCTGTGTAGCGGTTTCCTGAGCCATAAAATAACCAACGTCTTGAAGTCCTGTTATATTATCGTATTCCATTCTAGGACGAAAGTTTTGTGCAACTTCTTGAGTCATTTTTTTAGTCTCCTCAGCAGACATAGCCATTTCATCAGACGCTATTTGATCGGATTCGTTACCTGTAATAGCTGCCTTTATGTTTAAGGCGTAAGCAAATGCTCCTTGAGATCCAGCAACTACCAAATCTCCTATTGACATGGCTATCTGAGCCTTCATGTTATCCACAAAGCCGTAATTACGTTTTATCAAATCTATAGCCTCGGTAGTTTCTATTTTTTTATCTTGGTTTTGTTCCAACTTTTCTTCAAACTTTTTATACTTATCATCAAGAGTAGTGACAATCTGACTTCTTAATTCAAAGTTTTGTGCATACCTTTCGTTAAAACCTTCAGGCAATTCCTTACCTTCTTCGTTCATTCTCCTAATAAAATCTTCATTGGAATTTACTCTACTAGCTGCCCTTGTTAATTTCTCAAAATCAATTTCAAGATCAATCACGGCAGCTTTTTCTTCCATTTCAACTGTTTTATAGTTGAATACTTGGTTGACGTTTAGTTCTTCCCTTTCTTTTTCAGGAAGAGATCCAATATAATCTATAGTTCTTCTTTCCTTAAGCGCATCCGTTTCGTCTTTAATGGTAATTTCCTTTATGGCAGCATCTAGGTTTTCGGGAGTTTGCTCTTTATCTTGTTCCTCTAAAAATTTAATAGCCTTCTCTTGTTTTCTTTCCTTGTAAGATGAGAATTTAATATCTGGACCTAATCCAAGAGTAGCGACTGCTCCAATTTTACTTAAAACATTTACAGCTCCTTGTGTAAATTTTTCAAAAGTAGAACCTTCTAGTTTTTCTTGAGCATCCCTTTCTATTTGTTGTGCATCTTCAGGTCTTACAGACGTAGCTCTTTCATAATTAGCTATGTTAGTAAAGGTTGTATCTCTTTCCGCTAAATTATCTTGAAGCTGATTTAATATGGCTTGCTTATAATCAAGGTCTGATACTCTTTCCTCTGGTGTAGGTTTTGGATTTTGGGTATTAGGTTCGGAAGTAGCCAATGAACCATCCTGAGTCGGAGGTATTGGGAGGTTTTGTTCCATATCCGAAGCAAGATCTGGACCAATAAAACCTTCTTTTTTTTTTATTTGGTCTTCTAATTCAAAAGTCTTGTCTACAACTAGCTGAGCAAAACGATCACCGTATTTTTTTTCAAGAACTGATTCTATCTCAAAAGTACCATTAGGTGTTTTATATACATTTTCATTTATTAAAGAAAAAGTATTAGCATTTACTAAAGAGTCAAATTTAGTTCCGTATTTTTCCTTTAAATCTCTTTCGGAAACAATTTTACCATTAGGTGTTTTGTACTTAGGATCTGGCATATTTTTAATTTATTGGAACTCCGTATTCGTCTACTTTAGTCTCTTCTTCCTCTAGTCGTCCATCTGGAAATATTCTCTTCTCTAATTCTTCTATGCCGCCAAAATAACTAGCGACCTCAGATTTATCTTCTATAGGTACCGTAACTATTTTTCTCTTATTTTGAGCACCAGTAGAAATTCTGTCAAGTTGTAAGTTGAACTTTTCAATTTCAGCATCTATCTTTTTAGTAGTAGTTTCATTATCGTCAGGATTCTTCTCTTCTTCTAAAGTCTTTATTATTTTTTCGAGTCCACTTATTTCTTCACGTTTAAAAGCAGAACTCTTCACATCTTGATAAGAAATATCAATGACCAAATTATCATCAATGTCGTAAGTTGAATTTTTTACCGTAGCATTTGTGATAACGTTATCGCCATCACGAACTGCATCAAGAACAACTCCTGATCCTGTAAAACCAACACTGTAAGCTCCTGGAGCAAAATTTGTACTTCCCCAAACCGCTTTAGAAGGTGTTACTGCCTCAGTAAATTTTACAGTACTTCCACCTTCTCCTGAAAGTCTTGCTTCTTTAGCTGCGGAAGTTCTGCCCGAATTATCTATTGTGTTTTCCTTTCTAGTGTCACTTCTTAAATTTACGTCTTTAATAAAAGCGTTTTTTACTTTTAGCAAGTCATCTTCGGTTGCTTCTTTTATAGATATTCCTGATTCCACAAAAGCACTTATAGCATAAGCACTGAACTTACCTTCACCGTCAACGGTAAACATTCTGTCCGCGGCTAATGTTACGAATTCTTTTTTTATGCCTTCTGTTTCTTCTGTTCCAAAACCACCTTCGGTAATTTTTTTATCTGCCATTATTCCTGCGTCTCCAGCTATAGTTTTGGCAACTTTTTCAAAGTCATATCTTTTAACGGGAGCAAAACTTGTTTGTCCGCTTTGGTATTGATCCATTGACACAACGTCTAAAACATTGTCGTTATCTATATCAGTAAAAGCACCAACTGGTCTAAATTGATCATCTAGCCCAAGCTTAATACCTTCCCATCCATTTTGATAACGCTTTTCATATTCGACATCTCTCCAAACATCACCTTTTTCAACAGCTGCTAAGTAAGCATTATATTCCTGCGTTCCTCTTTCTGTAAAAGACTTTAATCTTTCAGGAAGCTGCTGTAAACTATCCAATCCTAGTTTAGCTTTAATGTAAGCTTCGCTAGAAGGATCTGAACTTTCAAGAGTTTGTAATAAAGGTAAGTATTGATCTGTTGCTTTTGCAAGCAACCTGGCGTTCGCTTCGTTCAAAGATGAAGAACCGGTATCGTAATTATTTAAAGGCTTAATGTTTTTGTCGTAGAAATCTCGTTTAGCTTTCTTTGCAGATTCATCACGTTGAAATTGCATCTGATCATTAATACGATCTTCCTGTCTTCGATTAGCCGCGTCATTGTTCCAGAATTGTATATCACGAGAAAGCCCTTGAGTTGGCTGTAAGTTCTGGAATGCTGCGTAATTACCTTTCTTTGCCATTTTCTATAATAAAAATCTATAATAAATACAAATTTAATAGAAAAATAGTATCATAATAATTATATCTAGTATAATTTAAAGAAAATAATTTATTATACGGGTGTTGTATGTTTAATTCACTCTAACTCGCACGTCAACATCTCTTTGACCTCGATTCATTTTAACAAGCTTATTGTCATAAAAGTAGTAGAACATAACGTTTTGAGCGCTGGCTCCGTAAAAAACTCTGTAAATAGTCCATCCACTATCCATAGAAACAAGCTCTTCATACTTAGCCTCATTAATAAATTCATTTACACTCATGCCAGTCCATATCTGTGGAGCTTTTATAGAAACACATGAGCTAAAAAGCATTAAAGTTAAAGATAAAACAACCAATTTTTGTAGTAAAGTTTTCATAGTTCCCGACGTTTTTAGTTTTTACGCTAAGTTAAGTTAAAAATAAATTACACTCCAAATTGTTTAGGAGCAGCATCATCGTATAGTCTTCGTTCCTCTTGTTGTCTAAAAAAGTCAGCTAAAGAATTGCTTCCTACCGTACCCATTCCAGGCATCATTGAACCCATTGGAGCCATCATAGGAGCCATTATTGCTCTAGGTTGTTGATTTAACGTACCAACACCAACACTTTGAGTCTGCGGAGTTTCACCACCTCCAATTGTTCCAGTAAAACCAGAACCTATTAAGCCAGCACTATTAAAAGCACCGCTTATACCAGATTGTATATTTTGTTGTCCTACCGACATGAGTTGCCCTATTCCTGCTAAGTCCTGATTATCTCTATTTTCTTGAATTCCTTGAATTCTTCCCTCATCTCCTGCAATTGCAAAATTACGTCTCATGACTTGGTCGTCTACATCTAATTGATTTACTCTTGCAGCTTGGTTACTTGAAGCTTGTATTCTTGGCAACGCTCCAAAAACACCTCTTATCCCAGATCCTCTTGCGGCCTCTGTTAAATTTGCAGTAGCTTGACTTGCATCTTCTCTCCTTAGATTAGAACCTAATAAAGAGATTGGCATATCGCTGTAAACATTTTCAAGGTCTTGTCTTTCAAAATCGTTTAAGGCAGAATTGGCTTCCCTTTCTTGTCTCATTCCTTGAGCTACTTGCAAGCCTGAACCTACTAAAGCGGCTCCACCCATTATTAAAGCACCCGTTGCTACTGCCATTTTAATTAGTTTAAAATTATACCTAATGCAAATTTAGTATAATAAAAATAGAATTAAACACTGGTTTATATATAAAAAAGATATATTTTTGAATCCGACACTACTGATTTAAATTTTAGAACATGAAAAAATTACAAGACATTACTAAATTTTAAAGTTTCCTCCTACACTTATTACGGCTATAAATAAAAAGTAGAATATCAAAAATAAATTTGTATGTTTGCTTTGCGAAGTCTATTAAACTTGGGTAATTCTCAAGAAACATTTTAAAATTAGTAACTACTTAGGCGTAGTTCTCTCGATTCTATTACTCCGGTTTTAGTGGATTTCGCAATTTCAGAGAGAGCTACGCTCTTTTATTTATTAATTTTAAATTCATTCCTAATGCGAAATTCAGGAAAAAGTCAAGCTCCGACAAAAAACGAGCAACCCTTCAACGTGGTAGACCACCACACAAAAAACTTTTACAAAACTATTGAAGACTTCTATGAGCTTGGTAATGCAAGTGATTTCACAGGAGCTAACAATGATTTATTAAACTCCTATCTCGAAAAAGATACGGAAGAAAAAGGCTATTGCCCTAAAGACATTCAAAACCTTGTCTTCATGGTTACATTTCAAAACCAATTTCTCACAGCCTTAAAAGAGAATTGGGAACTTTACAAAACATTTACTAACACTAAAACCGAGAACTTATGATTGAGTTAGAAAACAACAGTGGAAAAATGACAAGTTTAGAAATTGCTGAGCTTTCAGGAAAAAGACACGGAGATGTACTTCGAGCAATAGAAAAAATGCAGATATCTTGGTTTAAAGTAGCACAACGTAATTTTTCGTTATCCTCTTATATCAATGAAAACAATAGGGCAATGCCAATGTATTCACTTTCAAAAACGGAAACTTTATACATTGCTACCAAATTTAACGACGAAGCAAGAGCAAGGTTAATTATTAGATGGGAAGCTTTAGAAATTGAAAAGCAAAAGCCACTATCTCAAATAGATTTAATCATACAATCTGCACAACGATTAAAAGCGATTGAGGAAAAGGAAATCGAACAAGATAAACGTATTCGATTATTAGAAGCAAAATCGGTAACAATTCCTGAATATTTTACAATTGCAGGGTATGGTACTTTAAACGGTGTTAGTGTTAATATCAAGTTGGCAAGTAGATTAGGGCGTGAAGCTTCTAAAATATGCAAGGATAAAAACCTATTAACAGATACAACCCCCGATCCAAGATTTGGTAAAGTAAAAATGTACCCAAAAATAGTGCTAGACCAAGTATTTAATACCGTGCCTTTGTAGGTAAATAATTATATTAAAAAGCCTCAAGTTAATCCTTGAGGCTTTTTTTATTGAGACAAAACTAGAGAGTAATTTAAATAAAAGTCTATATTTGTATTGAAAGTCATAATATCTTAATCATTCATTTTTGATTGTTATATGCTAGCTCTAATTAGTATAAAAAAAGCCCCTAACTCAAAATAGGGGCTTTTTCATTTAAACAAACAACAAACAAACTTAAAGCGTTTTTACCATTTCGCACGTATCTTGACTTCCCACAATAAAACCGCAATCTTCAAAGCGATTCTTTAATGAAGGATTTTTAAGGCTTGTAAATAAAAAGGTTTTACCCATTCCTTTACAAACTTCCGAAATTGTATTTATTAAAAGATTTAGAGATTCCTTTCTTAATTCTCTGTCTTTAATATCAAAATTAGCTACAATATATTCAACCATGGCCCCCTTGGGAACAGTCGTGTTTATAATAAATCCAGCACATATTTCTTTATCACCGTCTTGTATAATTACACCTTGAAGCTCACCGTTAACCTGTGGCAAGTAGTCAAGACCTGGAGGGGGAAATCTGCTGTCTTTCCACCACTTTACAAGAGTAGGATAGTTTTCATTTTTTAATAGTCTAGCTTGTATCATACGCCTGTTTTTATTGCATTAGTACTAATTGCAAAAAGCTCAGCTTGACCAGTAGATTCCAATTCAAGAGTCACTTCCATGTAGTAACCGTTTATTTCGGCTCCTTCAATTCTTGAAACCTTTTTTATAAAGCAAAAAGATCCTTGTTGTAGAGTTAAGTCTTCTGCAATAGAATTTAAGGTTATGGTAGTTTTTGTGTGACTATTAATAATTCCTATAAATTCAGATTGATTATTAACTACTTGAAATAAAGCATCACCATTGTTTGTGTTATCCGGTACCTTACTTACTGTTATAATCAAATTATTTACAGTATTAATATTCCCTATACCTTGCGTATCACCTCCTTGGGTAATTTCTGTAGACTCTTCTTGTCTTAGAAAAGCAAACTCCTTACTTCCTTGAGTCACAAATTCTGAGGTCCTAACCGTAGTTTTAACAAAGTTAGTTTCTATTTTAGATTTCCACTTTGCATCACCTTCTAAAATTAAGTTCTTAAAAATCTTATCGCTATCAGGAACATCATTAAATACCGTCTTTATTCTTGCGGTAAATTGCTGACCATAGAAATTACATTTAACATCATTATCCTTGTCATTATGTAAATATAGCTGACCATTTTTTAAGGTGAAAAACCTGTTATTTAAGCTTGTAATTCCCCCAGGAGTAAACGGAGATTCCCCCGTCCATCCTTTGTTTTTTTCAGAAAAATTTAATGTCTGTGCCATTTTAGTTATTTGTAGGGCATATGCCTGTAAAATTCCATGCTGTACCTCCTATTGGGCCTGTAACAATAAGTTTTACTGTAGTTGGTGATGCTGTTGTTTTGTTAAACGTTAAGACTCCTTCTCCATCAGTAGGTTCTGTTGTTCCATTAGCAATATCAGATTGCTGTATATTTATGTTCCTAGTTTCTCCAGTGTCTTCAAAAGTAGTTCCGTTATAAGAATATACTGGTAAATTATTTTTATCTCCTAGAAGCCCTGAATATCTAGAAGGATTTCCTTCAATAAAATCACCCACATATTTAGAATCTGCCATTATAACACCGTCATATTCAAGCTGAAATCTATCAGGAACATCGAATGCGTTATAGCTTATACCTGTGCTGCCTGTGCCAGTACCTAGAACAATTATAGCTTCGTAAATACCTACATTTCCGCTTGCATTAATTCCATTCTGACAACTTACCCCAATTGAGATATCGACTGTAGCAATATTACTTTCGTTAAATCCATCACTAAGCTTGTAAGTAAAGCTGTCTTCAAAATTATTACTGTCGTCATGAGTATAATTTATTGTTTTATTAGTAAGTAAAGCAATACTACCAAAACTAGGCTGACTTACAATTATTACAGTTAAAGGAAGAGAATTTGGATTTATGTCGTTTGATAAAACATTTATATTTTTTAAATCCCCTTTGTTAATATCTAACGAATCATCAACTGCTGTAGGAGGATTTGTAGTAATGTTTATAATAACTTTAGCGTTCTCGCTTTGAATTACACCATTTGATAATCTGTAAAAGAAAACGTCAGATTGAAGAGTGGTTCCAGTATGTGTGTATTTTATTGTATTATTATTATTTAATTCTACATTACCGAATTGCGGTTGAGACATAATTAAAACCTCAATACTTGAAGATTGAACTCCTGTATCATTGTCAAGAACATCTAAATCGCTTACAGACCTAGCAAGCTTGTCAAAAATATCATTTATGGCAATTAATGGTGGATTCTTATCTTGATAATCCCATATAAGATATAGGTCCTGAGTTCTATTTTCACGGTTAAAATCAAAACTTATTTGATTTATAAAGCTGTTAATCGAAACTTGTGTTTGTGTTGTTTCGGGAAATGTTGCATCAGCTAAAATATCATTTATGTTAGATTCATTATACCCTTGGGAGCTTATCAAATAGCCAAGTCTATTCTCTCTGTTAGCGTGAAAAATGCCAGTAGTACTAGAATCTTTAAAGGATTGAATATTTACAGACCTTCCTCTTTCTGGAAACCTTGAATTACCTTCTAATCCTTCTTGAACTTCAAATTTGCTAACAAGAAATTCTTCAAACAAGTGATCTTCACTAAAGAAAGATCCAGCCCCCCATTTATATCTATTTATAATTGTCGTGCCTATATCGCTTTGGTCGGCTAAAACTATACTTATTACTTTCATTGGAATACCAAGAGGGCATACATTAGTAACTTGAATTGTTGCCGTATCGCTTACTGGTGTAATTGTAACCTGAATTGTATTTTTACTTAAATCGGTTCTAGGAATTTCCAAACTAGAGGACTCTGTTACGGCATTATCGCTGTAAATAACTCCGTCGTAAACAGCAGAAACATTAACTTCTCCATTAGTTACCTCAGTATTTAGGACTGTTTCTCCCAAAAGAAAATTTATGTTTAGTACAAATGTGAATGCTTCAGTGATTGTTTTTTGAATAACATTTCCACAAAAAGCATTAAGATTTTCAGATATTTCATCTTCTATACTAATCACGTACTTTTTAAAATAAGCATCATACCCCCCTATCTTTCTGGAAGTAGGATTTTCTATAAAAAGATTTCTAAAATGAGAAGACATTCCGTAATTAATTTCAGTAACCCCATCTGCGGATAGCCTCATTGGAACTCCCCTTCTAGCATTTATCCAATTTACTCTATCTCCGTCCACCGCTAAGCTTTCTGGATTTTTACCTATTCCGTTATTTCCTGCGTATGGAATATATTTTCCAAGTATTTCAGGTATTGTTGCTAATACACCTTGGCCGTTAGCCATTGACAATAAGTCCTTTCCAAAGAGGACGTAGCCAGTTTTTTCTTCTTGAAGCACCAAAAGGTTGCCTTCTCTAGATAAAGTCCTCTGTATGCTTCCGTGCTGCTTATCTATCTCTTTAAAATTAGCATTACTTAGGTTAAATTCATTTAATCCGTTTATATTGGTGCTTTCTATGTAAGGTTTTCCGTAAGTGTGATCCGCAAATCTTCTTATCTCTCGATACTCTTCTACACTAGTTGATGAAGGCCTTGTATCAATGCTTAAATAATTCGTGTTGAATTCATCTCTTATTCTAAAGCTTTCAATACCGTTTCCTTGCGTGTAACAATTAAAAAAGTCCATCTCAACTATTGCTGGGCTATCTGTAGAAAAATCTTGATCTTGAACGTTACCTTTATGTTGGCCGTCTACCACATCAAA